ATTCAGCACGATATGCTTGATAATATAGTTTATTTTGTTTTTGATTCTCAATTACTTTTTTATCAATTTTTTCTTTATTCTTTAAATAATATTTTTTAGCACATTCTTTTTTATGATTTTTACATGCAACACATCTACAACCTTTTATATAGGCAGTTTGTGAAGACTGTGTTGGATAAGAACATACCGTATTCATTTTTATTTACTTGCTGCTGCTGAACCAAAGTAGAAAGAAACAATTGCTAATAATACTTGACGATTTTCTTCAGCCAAGAAATAGCCTGGAACTTCTACAAAATATCTTCTAGTAGTTTCTGGAATCATACCAAAAATAGAATCTGGTTGTTTTTGTGAAAATTCTACAAAGGTAGGAATACCAAAGAACGGTAATACAAATGGAGCAGCAACAACAGCAAATAGGCATGAAAGGACGATAAGACGGCGAACATTTTTGCCAATATCTATCGGAACTCTTAAAGCCGCTTTATCTTGATTTTCTGTAGTACGTGCATTTGCTTGTAATAGTCTGTCAAATGTTTCTTTCTGATCTTGTGCTCTTTGAGCCCAATATTTAAAAAGAAACCCAGTTACCCCTCCACCCAACAATGCGATAAATTGTTCAGACATAATATACCTCAGTTCTTTTGATGTGAAAGTTGAATCTCGATTGACTCTTTGATAGCCTTAAAGTGTTTCATTAAAATTTGTTCTTCTTCTACCTGTGGCTCAAAATCTTCATGCCATTGAAGTAAAATAAATCCAATATTAACACCTTTATTTTTTAATGGCAGACAAGCATAATCTAAAACATTTTCATCTTCAAAGAACCCTTTAACGTAACTTTCAGGTAATGATCGAAGAGGATAAATTAAACTTTTGTTATCTACCACATGGACTAGTAAAGGAATAAACATTGAACATAAACTTCCTTTAAGAAGTGCTACTTGTGAGGTATAACCTTTGTGAGTTGATTCGTGAGTTACAGAAAATTTACGCATGGAAATTCCATCCATCGTATATTCCCCATTATGAAACTGTATAATACTGGCTCTCATGCACTTAGTGGTAACTCTAAGTTCTGTTAATAATTCATGAATTTCTGTATGAATTGCAATAAAATTGTCTGTTTTTATTCTAGACTTTACAAATTTCATAATTCCATATACACCACCAATAACACCTACCATAATAAGAGAAATGATGTCTATAAATTTGGTATAATCGATGAGAGATAACAGCATATATTAGAACTCCATGTTGTGCATTAATATTTATATTCTTGACTATGGGGTAGATTCTGGTATAATGTACACCATGACTAGAGATGAACTATTTCAACTACATGAAGACATTTGCCGTCGAGCATTAGTAATAATGCGTCACAAGTCCGCAGATTATGCATCCGGAACAGATCCGTTTGCTAATTTTAAGAGAGGAGAGATTCTTGGCTTTGCAAGTGCGGAAGAAGGATTAATGTTGCGTGTGATTGATAAAATTTCACGTATTTCCACCTTTCTAAAGAAGGGTGAATTAAAAGTGGGAAATGAGAGTGTTCAAGACAGTATTCTTGATGTAATTAACTATATGATTCTACTACAGGGCTTGCTGGAAGACAAAGAAACCAAATAATTATGAAATTTTATACAGCCTGTGCACTTAAAGGGAACAAAGTTCTTGTTCGCGGCTATCGTAATGGTACCCGCTTTACAGATACTGTAGCATTTAAACCATCGCTGTATGTCCGTACCGACAAACCAACCAAGTATACCACTTTGACCGGTGTCAAAGTTGGTCGCATTGAATTTGAAACATTATATGAATGTCGTAAATTCCTTGATCAATACCGAGAACTAGATGATTGCCCAATTTATGGAAACACTGATTTCATCACTCAATATATCATGGAGACTTATCCGTCTGAGGTGGAATACGATCTTTCCAAAATCAAAGTAGCATACCTTGACCTTGAATGTGAGACAGAAGGTGGATTCCCTAACCTTGATGCCCCTAATGAGCGCATAAATTTAGTTACTATTCGTATTTCTGGTGTCAATTATGTGATCACCATGAAACCGGTCAAGCTTCCGGATTGTAAAGTTATTTTGGTTGCATCTGAAAAAGAATTGATTAAAAAGATTTTTGATATTCTGAAACACTGTGACCCAGATATTTTGACTGGGTGGAATATTAAACTCTTTGACATGCCATATATTATTGGTCGTGCTAAACTTTTCTTTGATGAAAAAGAAATTCAAGGATGGATGCCATTTGGTCTGATGAAAATGCGTATCACCAATATTGGTGGTAAAGACTACACACTATATGAATTTCCTGGATATACCATTCTGGATTACATGGATTTGTACAAGAAGTTTTCTGGGACCAACCAGGAGAGTTACGCCCTAAATAATATAGCAAAGGTAGAACTAGATGAACAAAAACTGGACTATACCGAGTATGGGTCTTTGCGTGAGTTTTATACGCAAAACTTTCAAAAGTTTGCTGAATACAATATCCAAGACGTGGTCTTGGTTGAGCGACTTGAGGATAAACTAAAGTTAATTGATCTCGCAGTTTCGATTGCATACGAAGCCAAGATCACTTTTGATACAGTCTTCTTTGCTACTCGTATTTGGGAAACTATTTGTTGTGACTATCTTGCCAAACAAAACATTGTTCCCCCATTGAAGACAAAGTACGCTAAGGACGAGCAGTTCATTGGTGCATATGTTAAGGATGTCATTCCCGGTCTCTATAAAAATGTTGTGAGTTTCGATGCAACATCTCTGTATCCATCTATTATCATTGGTTGGAACATTTCACCTGAGACCTGTATTGTCAAGAATTCATCATTGAATGCAGATGACTTTTTGCGTAGTAATCGTAAAGAGATTCCGGATATGATTCAAGATGCTATTGATCAGAATGCATGTTTGGCTTGTAATGGGTCAGTCTTTTCAAATGGTGTAAAGGGATTCATTCCTACTTTGATTGAGATCACCTTTAATCAACGACAGGAAGCCAAGAAGAAGATGATCAAGTTGGAGAAGGAATATGAAATATCCAAAGATAAGAATCTCATTCCTCTGATTGCTGCTCTCAAGATTCGTCAGTCCGTGAAGAAGATTCTAGCAAACAGTCTGTATGGCTGTCTTGGTAATCCTGCATTCACATACTCTTCTCCTGAACTTGCAACTGCGGTTACTGTGACTGGTCAGGTTATCATTCGATCTGCCGAAGAGCAGATGAATGCCTATATCAACAAGGTTATGAAGAACAAGATCACAAAGGATTATGTAATCGCTGTTGATACTGATTCAGTGTACTTAAATCTCGAAGATATTATTTCTAGAGTTTCTGAAGGTAGTCCAATCAAGGATGTTACTTCCTTTATTGATAATATTTGTGAAAATAATATTCAAAAAGAATTGACTGGAAGTATGAGCATACTTACAACCAAATTAAATTGCCTCGCTAATAAAATTGTATTTAAACGCGAAGCAATCGCATCAGTTGGATTGTTTGTTGCCAAAAAGAAATATGCATTGTTGTTAAATGACCTTGAGGGTGTTAGATTTGGTGAACCTAAGTTGAAGATCATGGGTCTTGAATCTGTTCGTAGTAGTACTCCGGGTATCGTTCGAGCAAAACTCAAAGAATGTATCATGATTATCATGACACAGAATGAAGAGAAGTTACGTAAGTATGTCAATACATTTTACGATGAATTTATCAAGTTACCTATTGAGGATATTGCTTCACCAAGAGGTGTTAAAGGTATTTCAAAGTACAGCAGTAATGATGATATATATAAAGGTGGTACACCAATAGCAACCAAAGCAGCATTGTTACACAATGCATATCTTAAAAAGTTACATATCGACAAAACAATTCCTTCTATCAAAGAAAATGATAAAATCAAATTTGTTTTTGTTAAAGTTCCAAACCCATATGGAAAAAATGGTAAAGATGGTGTGATGGGCTTTATCAATAAATGTCCTCCTGAATTTGAATTAAAAAAATATATTGATTTAGAGAAACAGTTTGAAAAAACATTTTATGAACCTCTCGACAATATTTTACAAGTTATTAAATGGTCGATCAGTAACAAAATTACACTTGAATCTTTTTTTGGATAATACATAAGAACGGAATGTTAAGAAATGGTAAAGACCTTTAAATCTAGATATGGTGATGAACGAATCCTTAGAAAACGTAAAGACGGAAACTATACTCTCGAAGGTCACACCTTATTTTCTAGGAGTGGCGATGGTTTATTTGACTTTGAAGGTGGTCCATGCATTATGGTTGGTGATAGACTACTTGACATTGTCAATGACGTAGATGACGTAATTATAGAATCAGTTACTATTGATGGCACTATAGTTGAAGAAAACTATATGCGTGTTATCATTACAACAAAACCTATTAAAAGAGGTAAGAATAAAAAGTGACAAAAAAATCTAAAGTTACTATTACTAAAACTATTCCTTGGCAATATGAATATAATATTTTAAAAGTCCCATATCAGGAATTTTTAGAATCTATTGAAGAGATGCCATTCGCAATGTTATTATATGAACATAGGTCTCATTGTGAATATAGAGGTCACAAATTAAAAAATCATCCAAACTTTGGTGATGAAAACAATCGCGATTTATATAATAGAATTCATGCTATTGAAAATGCACTCAAAGCACATTATTACAGACTTGGTGATGCTATAGAAGCATCACAGTATTGGGAAAACGAAAACTACAAACACACAAACAAGAAGAAAGAAGAGAATGTCAAAGTATCTAACAAATCTACTAAACAAACTAAACAATCCTGATGCAGCCATCGTAGCCGATGGTATTGATGGTGCAGATGTCACAGGATTCATTGATACTGGGTCATACGTATTGAACGCTTTGTTGTCGGGATCTATATATGGTGGACTACCCGCGAACAAGATCTCTTGTCTTGCAGGAGATCCTGCTACCGGAAAGACTTTCTATGCAATTGGTATCGCTACGCAATTTCTCAAAGACCACAAAGACGGTGTTGTCATCTACTTTGACACGGAGCAAGCAATCACTTCAGACATGTTTGCACAACGGGGAATCGATTCCAAAAGAATTGCAGTTGTTCCTGTTGCAACAATCGAAGAGTTCAAGAACCAGGCTCTCAAGATCGTCAATGATGTACTTGAAACACCTGAAGAAGACCGCAAGCCAATCTTTATGGTTCTTGATTCTTTGGGAATGTTATCGACAAACAAAGAAATGAGTGATTCGGCTGAAGGTAAGGATGTGCGTGATATGACCAAGGCACAACTTACGAAGGCTACATTCCGTGTTCTTACGCTGAAACTTGGTAAGGCAAAGATACCACTTCTTCTCACCAACCATACTTATCAAGTAATTGGTTCATATGTTCCTACTAAGGATCTTGGTGGTGGTAATGGTATCAAGTATGCAGCAAGTAATATTATCATGTTATCCAAGAGTAAGGATAAGACTGATGACGGTATTGTGGGTAACTTTATTAAGTGCACCAATTACAAGAATCGTTTTGTTAAAGAAAACATGCATGTGCAAACACGACTTAACTATACTTCTGGGTTAAGTAGATATTATGGCTTGACAGACCTTGCAATTGGATATAATATATTCAAGAAGGTTTCAACAAGAGTAGAACTCCCAGATGGTAGTAAAGCATTTGAGAAAAATATTGATGAAGATCCGGAAAAGTATTTTACAAAAGAAATTTTAGACAAACTAGACATTGAAATTCAAAAAGGGTTTAAGTATGGACAAGGAACTTAAAGACACTTATATTATATTAGACGATGCATCTGAATATTTGGCATTAGATACAGTACCAATTAAAATTACAGTTGATCCGTATCTTGATGTAGAATTTAGATTTCAAAAAATTAATATAAAAATGGAAGAAGAAAACTTAAATATTAATTTTAATGTTGAACTCTTAAAAAATCCAAATAATGTTGATGTTGAATTAAATAACCAAGAGTTCATTGACTTCTTGGGTAGAATCCTGTATGATATGCTTGTTAACCGAGACGATATTATAACAAAGACTCAGGCGGAACCTGAGCAAATTGATCTCGAAGATGATGTGCACAGTGACTCCTATGGAAAAAATTATTCTTAAGAATCTTGCCAAGAACGAAGAATTTGCACGTAAAGTACTCCCCTTTATCAAGGAGGAGTATTTTGCTTCTAGAGCAGAAAGAGTCTTGTATCTCAACTTAGAAAGCTTTGTTACTAAGTACACTTCACTTCCAACTAAAGATGCTTTGATTCTTATGATTGAAAAGCATAAAGGAATAAGCGAAGAAGAATACAAAGGTTCACTGCGTTTAATCACAGAAATTTTTGATAGCAATGATCGTGAAGATCAAGAGTGGTTACTTGACCATACAGAGAAATTCTGTAAGGAAAAGGCTATTCATCTTGCAATCATGAACTCTATTAATATTCTTGATGGTAAAGATAAAGAGTACACAGAATCTGCTATTCCAGAAATTCTCAGTAATGCATTGGCTATTAGTTTTGACACACGAGTGGGTCATGATTTCATCGAAGATTCTGATATTCGTTATCAATTTTATAACAAGACTGAGAAGCGTATTCCGTTTGACCTTGAGTATTTCAATACAATCACAGGTGGTGGTACTCCAACCAAAACTCTGAACATTGTAATGGCAGGTACAGGCTGTGGTAAGAGTCTTTTTCTGTGTCATCATGCTGCATCCTGTTTGATGCAAAACTTGAACGTTCTGTATATTACACTTGAGATGGCAGAAGAACGTATTGCTGAACGTATTGATGCAAATCTTCTTGATACTCCCGTACAAGATCTTGCAACTATGCCAATCGCATCGTACAAGAAGAAGATGGAACAACTCAAGAAGCAATCAACAGGTAGACTTATTATCAAAGAATATCCTACCGGTGGAGCAAACTCAAATCACTTTAGAATTCTACTGCAGGAACTACGTACAAAGAAGAAGTTTAAGCCAGATATCATTTTTATTGATTATCTGAATATCTGTTCGTCATCGAGAATGAAGCAAGGTGGTAACACGAACAGTTACCATTACATCAAGGCTATTGCTGAAGAACTACGTGGACTTGCAGTTGAGTTTGATCTTCCGATCTTTAGTGCTACTCAAGTCAATCGATCTGGGTTTTCAAGCACGGACGTTGGTTTGGAAGATACATCAGAATCGTTTGGTCTTCCCGCAACTGCAGATTTCTTTGTTGCTTTGATTCGTACTGATGAATTGGATGACTCGAAACAACTAATGGTTAAGCAACTCAAGAATCGTTATAACACAACTGCTGTTAACAGAAAGTTTGTTATTGGTGTCGAATTCAACAAGATGAAACTACATGATGTTGACGAAGGTACACAGCCTGTAATGGTTAGTTCTAATCAAAGCAGTAACAAGGACAAGCGTAACAACGAAGATTCTTATTACAAGAGTATCTCCGAGTCATCAAAGCAACTTAGTTCCGGATGGCAGATGTAATGCAGACTGTTGTTGATAAAAAATATATTAATATGGTGTCTGCTTCTCTTGAAAAATTCAAGTGGAAGAAAGATAACATGGCAGCGTGTCGGTGTTTTAAGTGTGGTGATTCACAGAAAAATAAAACAAAGACTCGTGGATATTTTTATGTAAACAAGGATCAGTATTACTATAAGTGTCATAACTGTGGATTCTGTTGTACTGTAAAGACAGTTCTAGAAAACTTGTCACCACAGTTGGCAAAAGAATATTCATTAGAAACTTACAAAATGAATATTGGTCGTAATATGTTTATGACAGCAGATGTAGTTGTAAAGGAACGTATTGTTCCAGACTATATCGGAAAATGTATTACAGATCTCCCTAAAGATCATTACGCCAGAGAATACGTAATGAAGAGACAAATACCAGAAGACAAATTACACCTCTTATATTTTACAGAAGATTTTTCTAAGATTGCAGAGAAGTTTTTTAAAACTTCATTTAGAGAACCAAGACTTGTAATTCCTTTTTTTGATGACAAGGATAGAGTTGTTGGTGTTCAGGGTCGTTCATTTGAAGTAAATGCAAAAATTCGATACATTACATACAAGAGTCCACACATTGAGCGTTTATGGTATGGGCTGAACAGCATTAATGCTTTAAAGCCAGTTTACGTAGTAGAAGGTCCGATTGATTCATTGTTTGTATCGAATGCCATTGCCATGGTAGGATCTAGTTATCCAGACCCACTACCAACAAAAATTGAAAACAGTAAATTAATTTTTGTATTTGATAACGAGCCTAGAAATATTGTCTTACACCACATGATGGAAAGGGCAATAAACGAGGGTCATAAAATTGTAATTTGGCCTTCTATACCTGAAAAAGATATTAATGAAATATGTCTTAAATATGGTACAGAGAAGATGAAACAAATGCTAGATAGTAATACCTATTCGACAAATGCAGCCAGACTAAAATTTGGTGCATGGAAAAGATCTTAATATGATAAATGATAATTTAGACAATAATGATGGTATGGAAAAGAAAGTTTGTCAGGCTTTTTTACAGTTTAATAATTATTTTAGTTTATATGTAAAAGAAGTAGACATAGATTTATGGAATAGAGCAGTAGAGTTTGCAAAGGACAGCGTTGATGTCCCCGGTGTATCTTTAAAATTTATTGACAACGATAATATAGACGAGTAATAAAAAATTATGAAACAAAGAATAACTGTCCTCGATAAAGGACACGTAGATCTTATTGATGTGATGGGTTCCGATTTAACGGTTGCCAATGCAGCCCGAGTTTCTTTTAATAAAGAAAGCGAATGGGATACGGAACTTAATTGGCTTTCTAAAACAACAGATAATACCTTATCTGCAAAAGATAAAAAATTAATTTCTTATCTAGCCAAACATAAACATTGGACACCCTTTGCACACCCACAGATCACAGTAAGAATTAAAGCTCCTATTTTTATTCGCACTCAACTTTTTAAACACAAAGTTGGATTTGTAGAAAATGAAGTAAGCCGTAGATATGTAACTGATACTCCGGAATTTTATATTCCAAGATGGAGATCAGCACCAACCACTGGGGCAAAACAAGGAAGCACAGATTTTATTTTAGATTCTGTAGTTGAAGATAAACTGAATACAGAGTATAATATGGTTCTCGAAGGAGCTTTGAAAACATATGAAAATCTTTTGGAACAGGGTGTCGCCCCAGAACAGGCGCGATCCGTCTTACCACAAGGCGCGTATACGGAGTGGTGGTGGACTGGATCACTTGCGGGTTTTGCTCGGGTCTACACACAACGAAGTGAGGCACACGCTCAATGGGAAGTACGTGAGTATGCCAATGCGATTGCCGCATCGATTTCTCCGTTCTTCCCTGTATCTTGGGAACATCTGACTAGTAAGGATAACACATGACAAATTTATCACCATTTCAAGAATTTATTTTTATCTCTCGTTATTCACGTTGGATCAACTCACAAAATCGCAGAGAGACGTGGACAGAATGCGTAGATCGTTGGTGGGATTATTTCACCACTAAAGTTCCATCGTTACTCGAACGTCCCGATGTACGTGAAGCAATTCTATCACTCGAAGTGCTACCTTCTATGCGTAGTCTCATGACTGCAGGTAAAGCACTAGATCATGACAACACATGTCTATATAATTGCTCATATCTTCCTATTGATTCTATTGATTCATTTGCAGAACTGTTTGTTATTCTCATGAATGGTACAGGTACTGGGTATTCTGTTGAAAGACAATATACAGACAAACTCCCAACTGTTGCTAACAAGATTGTAAAGAATTTTGATAAGATAATTGTTGTAGAAGATTCAAAGGAAGGTTGGGGAGATGCAATTAAAACATTGTTCAGTGATCTCTATGCTGGTAAGCATCCTAAATGGGACTTGTCAAAAATTAGAGCATCTGGTGCACGACTTAAAACTTTTGGTGGTCGTGCTTCTGGTCCTGCTCCACTAGACAATTTATTCAAATTTATAGTAAAGGTCTTCTACAATGCACAGGGACGTAAACTTTCGGCTCTTGAGTGCCACGACACCTGCTGTGCCATCGCTAATGCCGTAATCGTGGGTGGAGTCCGTAGATCCGCTATGATCTCTCTCAGTGACCTGGGAGACCGTGAAATTGCCATGTGCAAGAGTGGCGCATGGTGGGAGCAAGCCGGGTTCCGGTCTTACGCCAATAACTCAGCCGTGTATCGCGGAAGACCCCCCATGGGACAGTTTCTTGAGGAGTGGACCTCTCTGTACAACTCCCACAGCGGAGAACGCGGTATGATCAATCGTAGGGCACTTCAAGAGCAAGCAGCGAAGTCTGGGCGAGACCCGGATTGTGAATATGGTACCAATCCATGTGCAGAAATTATTTTGAAACCTTTTGAATTTTGCAATCTTTCAACGGTCGTAGTTCGTATCGATGACACTGCTGCAAGCCTAAAGAAGAAGATTGAAATTGCCACTATTATTGGAACTGTTCAGTCTACATTTGTGAAATTTCCTTATCTTCGTCCTGATTGGAAGAAGAACTGTGAAGAGGAAAGATTGCTTGGTGTCTCCATGACAGGAATTTTTGATAATAAACTTACCAGCGGTCTTGACGGTAAGCCAAAACTTGTTCGACTTCTTGAGAATCTTCGTGACCATGCAACGGCTACAAATCTCAAATGGGCAGAGAAGTTGGGTATTAATCCTAGCAAGTCAATCACTTGCGTCAAGCCAGAAGGCACTACTTCTTGCTTAGTGGATTCAGCTTCGGGTTTACATCCACGCTATGCGGATTATTATTTCCGCAGAATCCGATTGGACAAGAAAGATCCTTTGTATAACTTGATGAAGGATCAAGGAGTCCCGTGCGAGGATGATGTGATAAACCCAACTTCTACTGCCGTATTTACTTTTGCAATGAAGGCTCCTCGTGGTACTGTTACTACAGAAGATCTTCGTGCACTTGACCATCTTGATCTGTGGAAAACATATCAAGAACATTACTGTCATCACAAGCCTTCTGTTACCGTCAACTACAAGGACAGTGAATTCCTTGAAGTAGGCAATTGGTTGTGGGAGAACTTTGATATGGCAACAGGTATTGCATTCTTACCGGGTGGTGATAATCATACATATGCTCAGGCACCGTTTGAGCAAATTGATTCTGCAACCTATGCAGCCCACCCAAAGGTCAAGGTTAACTTTAATGATCTCATGAAATATGAGATGGAAGACAACACAGAATCTGCTAAAGAATTTGCTTGCAGTGCAGGTGGTTGTCAGGTAGTATAAATCATGTTCCTCGGTAGCTCAGTTGGTAGAAGCGCGAAACTGTTAATTTCGATGTCGCTGGTTCGAATCCAGCCCGAGGAGTTTCAATTATGGTTATGTTGATTTTCTTATCATTCCTTGGTATAAGTATAGCAAATTGGATCTATGCTGATATATGCTATTCTAAAACATATAATGATAAGCCTTGGACAGTTTATGGCTTATGTATGTTGGCTGCATTCATTAGTACTAATGGTTGGTATTTTTTAATAAGAAATATTAAAACTCCCAAAGAACTTTTAATTACAAATATTATATGGGATGTGGGGGCTACAATATTATGTGTTGTATTCCCCATTATGTTATATAATGTCAAATTTGATATGAAAACAATAATAGGATGTATGATTGCAATCCTTGGATTACTTATTGCAAAAATATAAATCATGGCAAAGAAACAAGTAAAAAAAGTATGTATCTCTTGTAAAAAAAATAAAGTACAGAAACACTTTAGAAAACAAAGAGGTGCGTGTAGAGCATGTGAAGCATATGCTACGAGACTTAGACGATACGATAACCCAATTCGTTCTCTACTAACAGGCGCAAGAACTAGATCAAAGCGTAAAAATATAAAATTTGATATTGAGGAATCTGATATTGTTATTCCAGAGGTATGTCCTGTTTTGGGGATACCGCTTATTCTTTTTGGTCCACCTAATTCACCACATCTACCGTCTATAGATAGAATTGATAACAATAAAGGTTACGAGAAAAACAATATTGCTATTATTTCTTTTAAAGCTAATACTTTAAAATCTAATGCTAGTTTAAACGAATTAAAACAATTAGTCAAATATTGCGAAGATCACACAAACAAATAAATTAACATCCTATAAATAATAGGATGTTTCATACAATTGTTGGTATCGATTATTCAATGAACTCTCCATGTATCTGTATGTTTGATACAAGGAGAACATTCTGTTTTGAAAATTGTCAGTTTTATTTTTTAACAGATGTTAAAAAGTATGCGAATACATTTTTAAATAATATTCATGGTGAACCTTTTTGTGACTATAATTGTGACACAGAAAGATTTGATACGATATCATCATGGGCTTTAAATCTCTGCATAGGTGCAGCCGAAGTTTCCTTAGAAGGTTATGCATATAACTCAACAGGAAGAATCTTTAATCTAGCCGAAAATGTTGGTATATTAAAACACAAACTATACAAGAATGCTATTCCTCTTAGCGTTATAGAACCAAGCCGGGTGAAGAAAATTGCAACCGGTAAAGGTAATGCAGACAAACAAATGATGTTTGATTGTTTTGAAGCAGAAACTAGAGTTGATCTGAAATCTGTATTGTCACAAAAAACACTATCTAATCCTGTTACGGATATTATAGATAGTTTTTATATTGCCAAAATTTTGGCAGCAACCAAACTCAATCAAGAATCTTGACTGTGAATGATTCGACTAAAGGTGCTGGTAGGGATTTCTGAATCTCATAGTTTCCCCAATTCTCCTTCAATACTCCATCTTTTACCAGTTTGGCAAGTGTTGCATCTAGCGTTTTGTCTTTATTGCTAAATGATATGTGTTTTTTGCCATTATCTAATGCTAGTTTGATTGCCATAGCAACGCTTTCCCCATAGGGATAATCGTCAAACTTTTTATTTTTAACATCTGGTAGGATATAGTGAAGAAATCCAGCTATGTCTGCTTTTGGAACGATGGCAGAATGTCTCATAGCACACGACGGAGATCCCATGTTATAAACACTGTGATCTCCCATAACATATTTTTCTATAATAAATCTGCTTCTCATTGCGTAAATATTTATGTTTTATTAATTACCCCTACGCTCAGTAGCCGCATCTAGATTGCGTCTAAAGCGTTTGGGCATTCCAGGCTTCATCTTAGCCATCAATTCGTTCCAAGCTCCCCCAGTGGCTTTATTGGCACTTATAGTTGAATCTACAGCCATAGCCACACTCTCACCAACATAGTTTCTTACTATTTTTTTCTTCTTGCATTTAGGACATGGATTACTCAATGGAACTGTATTATCTTTCATAGATAATATTTCATCAAAGGTATGGTCACACGATTCACAGACAAAAGCATAGATTGGCATTAGTTGGTTCTCATAAAAAATTTAATAGCATCTTCAAATATAAAATTACGTTTAGGTTCTTTAGGTGTAGTTTCCAAAATCATATTTGCTTCTTTTGGTAACTTACTACCTTTATAAAGATTACATTCGCGACAACATGCTACCATATTCACCCAAGTACTTCCTCCACCTTTGTGGCGTGGAATGATATGATCTACTGTAGCAGATTTATCTGTTAGTTCAATATGACAGTATTGACATACATATTTATCACGTTTGAGAATATTCTTTTTACTTGGAAAACATTTTTTATTTGGTGTTTTCACATAGTACTTTAAAATCAAAATTCTTGGGATTTTTATTGTTTCTCTTGAAGAAACAAATTTTAAGATTGATGTATGATTTTCCTCGTAATAGACTTTGTTCTTTCTCATCAAAGATAAAGCTCTGCGCATCGAAATAATATTCAATGGGGATTGATCGTAATTCAGAAGAAGTACGGAAGTTTCAAGCATCTTGGTTGTCAATGGCAAAAAACATGACACTATGCTTTTCTTGTGTTTGACAACAATATTTTTTATGTTTATACCCATAACTACCTAAAATATGTTCACTGGCTGGGTTTGAGCTAATCCACGGTACTTTGGGGGAATTGATCATTCATTATTATTTATAGAATCCTAAATAATTTAAGTATGAATCCTGTCATTTTAGCCCATTTGAATAATCTATGTCTTAAAGCTACCCAAAATACAACAGGTATTAATACCTACTATAAACCTGTTTCTCCCTTTTGTACCAACAAAGTACAGAAAATAAACGAAGAAACTACTCTAAACACCTCTGAATCATTCCCGGAATCAATATTTAAAATTTATGAAAAATTTCAACCAACTCGTAAATGAATCCTCTGGCTTAAAGCTAACAAGAGATTATAGCAGGTTTTTGTTGGAACAACAAGCTTTTGTTGCTCAGAAAACATGTGCTATACTTTTTGGTGAAGAAACCGATTATGATGGCTCCGATGATACATCGAATGATCCTCCATTTAATTCACATCTAAGTGGACAGTTCTATGCCCATATTAATGTGGATGGTGCTAGAAAAGTTCGTGTCTTTAATAGTGCACAAGAAGCTGCATTAGCAATTCAAAAATATCCTGGTTCTATGATTTATAATTTTAAAGGAGATGAAGTCGATCCGAACCAAGTTAAAGTTACAGAATCTGTTCAAAGATTTAATATTTTTGAGGATGAAGCATCTGATTATACAAAAAGTGAATTAAAGAAAAGAGCACCAGAAGATGAAGGTGGAATTTGGAACTCTCTTGCTAGAGCCATAAGATCAAAAGAAAAAGGTGCAGCCGTTGCTATGGCAAACAATAATAGTTTCATAGCCCGTAATTTACAGAATGTACAAAATGCATTAATAGGTATGGGAGCTTTTGGTGCTGATCGTACACCAGAACAAACCATGCAAGAAAGAGATGCTGAAGTTAAAAAATTACGTGATAAATTAGATGCATATGAAATGGAACAACGTGGTAAAGGCTTTAGAAAAGTAGAAGAGATTCCATTATCAGATGAAGAGACAAAAGATGTTCAAACTTTTATAAAACAAAGAAAAGAACAACAAGACGGTGTAGGTCCAATGATGCCAGGTGTAGCAGAAAGAATTGTTGGATTACCGAGAGAACAGCTAAAAGCATATCAAGATTTTTATAAAACTGCAACGGCATATCAAGGAAAAGCTTTACAAGATTATTATGATCAGAATCCAGACAAATATTCTACACACGAACCATATATGGACACCAAAACTGCTGTAGCTTTGAAGCCTATATCAAGAAGCGAAGATGAGGGATCATCTATGCCCGGTCGATTAAAAGGTACATCATTTGATTCTGCTGCGAAACTAGTTGCGGGATTACCAGAAACTGCAGCTATGGTTGCAGCAGGCATTGTTGCCCCAGAACTAGTTGGTGCTTTAGTTGGTGGAGCAGGAAGAATTGTTCCAACCATAGCCAGAGTATCATCCGGTGCCGCAGCAAAAGCAGCAACAGCACAGGCTATTAATACAGCAGTAGGTATTGCAGGAGTAGATAAATTAGCAAACGCAAAAGATGTAGTTCAAGGTGCAGAAGGTGCCGTGATGGCTGCAACTATTGCTGATCCAATTCTTAGATTAATACGAGAACCAATACCAGGTAGACCAACTAGTAGATATGAATATCAAGCAAAAGAAAGAAAAGAAGCAAAGTACAGAGAAAATGAAAAAATTGAAAGAGAAATGAGAACGGGGAGAGTTAATCCCGAACAGACTTCTTCTACTCCAAGTTTTTCTGATGTAGTAGACGGACTAAAAGGAACAGTAAAAAAAGCTGGAACAGAGTTAGTAAATTGGATGAAACCAGGAACTTCTGTTCAACCTAGAGCATCAACACCAAAACGAACATATAGTCAAGTTTTGGCTGATACTAAGTATGCAACCCGACAAGCAGCAAAAGATATTTCTACTGGAGTGAAAGAAACAGGAGCAGCAAAAACTGCAGCACAATTAGCTGCTGTCACTGCACAAGCTGTACCAGCTGTTGTACCAGACATATCAACTCCACCTGCTATTAGAGCATCAGCACCGGATGTTTGGAAACCAACACGTAATATGGATCTAATGGTTTCGGAGCCAGCTAAAGCACCTAGATCAAACGCAAATCCCGAACCAGTTAGTGTTACACCCAAAGGAGAAGTAATTAAAGTTACTCCAACTCCAGAACCTGTTGATCGTAAGTCTATTGATGCTTTTGTAAAGTCTTTACTTCCTTCAGCAGCTAATAGAACGACATCAACACAACCCACTACTAACGTACCACCACCAACAGCATCGCCTTCAACACCAAGCGATACACCCACAACTCAGGTACCATCTGCTGTAACTGATACAACGACAGCACCAACAACAGTTCCAGCACCAGCAACCTCAACAACAACAGCACCATCTACATCAACAGTACCTGTAACTGCACCAACAGTTGCTCCAACAATTGCACCAACAGTAACTCCAGACATAGCTCCAGTAACTGATCCTATAGTAAATAAGATTGTCAACACTCTTATAGCAGCAGCAGCTATCGGAGGTGGTTCCAAATTACTTCCTGGCAAGAAGGGTGGCGGTGGAGGCGGCGGAGGTGGCGGTGCAGGTGGGCGTATCGGTGGTGACCCAGCAGAACGCGAAGAACTTAAACGCCAAAAGCAAGAAACGGATGCTCAAGCAAAAAATTGGGATCTTATGATGAAAAATATTTGGGGAAAGAATGTAGAAACCTTGACTAAATAAGTTGTAATGTTACGTGTGTTTTGCTATAATAGAGATACAAGTGTTACCTGTTAAAAAATTTATACATAATCGTTTAGATATTAATGGTAGTCTTCAGGAAGAAACAACTCGAACTGGTCGCTCTTATAGCACACCAGAAGGGGTATTTCCATCTGTGACTACTGTTGTTGGTTTTGAAAAACAAAAGTTTTTTGCTAAATGGCGAGCAAATAATGCAACTGAAAGTGTGCGTGTAACTACACGAGGAACAGATTTTCATGGTATTATTGAAGACTACATGAATAATAAAGAGATTGACTTTGATAAAATAATGCCTAATATGGTAGATATTTTTATTAAAATTCAACCTTTGTTACACAGAATTGATAATATAAGATTACTTGAAGCTCCTCTCTGGTCATCTTTACTGGGTTTAGCCGGAAGAACAGATTGTATTGCTGATTTTGATGGTGAGTTATCTATTATCGATTTTAAAGCAAGCACCAAAACCAAAAGATCACAAGACATTGAAAATTACTTTCTACAAGCAACAGCCTATGCTATGATGCTACAAGAAAGAACCTCAATTAAAGTAAATAAATTTTCTATTTTAATTGCGTGTGAAAATGGAAGTAGTCAAGTCTTTGAAGGCAAACCGATTACTTATGTTAAAAAATTAAAAGAAATTATAGATCGATATAAGGAACATCAATATGTACAGAACCAGAATAGTTGAGATAGAAGAACGGGTCAATAAAAAGAACACCAAACTTTGGTTCATGATGAATGAAAATTCTCGTGCACCTTTACATAGACAACAATTCGTTACTGAAAATGGTGGACTATTCTACCAAAATGACAGAGGCGATTGGATGTGGAAAAATGACTTTATCGTCAAGAATGGTTACTGGCTACGTAAACGTGAAACTGGTAAAGAAGTCTTTTTTGAAAATATGAGTGAATTTTGCCGGTTACATGACTTGTCTATAGTTAAGATATGTGAGGTCATGAATGGCAAGCGTAAGAGTTATAAGGACTGGGAAGCAGTAGAAGTTCGTCCTGTAAAAGACGGTCCAGGGGGCAAAAAGAACGTCGGAGAAAACCCAGAAAACCGCCCTAAATTTGAAACAGTTACACAAACTGCGATCTTTAAAAACTGGAAAACCAATGAAATTGTATTGGTAACTAACATTCCCCAGTTTGCTGCTAAAATCAACGGTCAAGAGAAAGAACTATACCAAGTAGCCCGAGGACAGAAAAAATTCTATAAAGAATGGACATTGGCTACCTCGACTACGCCACCTACATGTATGCTTCCTAAAAAAGCTCCCAAGAAGGAATCCTAAATATTATGACAAATGGATTTCAAACATAAATTATTAAAATACATTGCTGAAGCCACTGGACCTGCTAATCCTAAAACAGGACAGAGCATTCGCAAAGAAACTAAAATGAGTAGTTCGGGCTCCAGCAAAGCCCGTGACGCCGCACGCAAAAGAGCTGAACGGCAGAATGCACCGAAAAAGGAACAACTTCCTTCTGCTGAATTAATTAAGCAGATTATTGCTGTCAAAACCACTGATGGTAAAACAGAACTAATTTATAAAGATTCGTTTAATAATGGTTACCACGAAGTTCTGAATCCAGAAAAAGATTTATCAATCGAAGATGCCAAGGGACTTACTAAAGATCCGGCATTCACCCAAACACAAGCTTCACAACAATTATTTGGTGACCTTACTAAAAAGGCAGAATCCAAAGAAAGAAAACGTGCAGCGTCTGAAACTAGTGGTAAAGCTGACGGTGAACAAGACGCTGAAGATTTAGGTCCAGAAGTAGAAAAGAAGAAATTCATTAAACCCAAGAAAATGGGTATGCAAGATTTATTGGCAAGCATGGGTACAATGGATGGTACTCAACTTGGGTCAATTCCATTTGATTTGCGTCAAGAATTTTTTATGCAGAATCGTGATCCAATGGCAGCAAAGGATTTTGATGCATTAACATATGAGTCTGTTGCAACTAAATTTGGTATCAGTGAAGTAGATATCCCATATAATGAGCAAGTTAAAAATGCTCTTA